CTTTCGATCTTAACAAATGGAATGCAATACAAGCCTGGTCAGCGTTAATGCGTGGTGACAAAATTATGAAAGATAAAGTGTCAATAATTTACACATACATAAATGAAATAGGTTTTGGATTTAGATCTATTGAGTCTAAGCGTTGGTACAACATAGCTGACAATAGTGAAATGGATTATGATTATCTTACGGTGTGGGGAGGACTAGGTGCACAAAAGGAGCATTGGACAAACGTATTTAATCGTAATTTTTCAGAAAAAGAAAAATTTTATTTTGAAAAACTTATTGAATCTGGCATAGATGTTGTTAAAAATTCAGAGATGGTGGTTGATACAATACATTCAATTAAGGGTGGAGAAGCTGATCACGTAGTTTTATATGAAAAAAGCAATTGGGTTGCATCTATACAAAATAAAATAGGATTAGAAAGAAGCTCAGAATACAGAGTGTGGTACGTAGGTAGCACTAGAGCTAGAAAACAAATACATATACTGCGAAGTCCAAGTGAATATTTCTTTCCGCTTGCACGAATGTTAAGTGAAACAAAAAGGATGAAAACTATATGAAAGATTATCAGCATTTTAACCTTTTAACAAAAAGTAAAAAATTAAAAATGCAGTATATCAGGACACCGAAAGTAATATGGAAAGATCTTGTAAAAGAGTTTAATTTTACAGTAGACGCATGCGCAAGTGATAAAAATCATCTATGTGAAAAATATTGGACAAAAGAAAATTCAGCTTTAGAACAAAATTGGGATGGGGAAATTGTTTATTGTCATCCAATGTATGATATACATATACCTAAATTTGTAAAAAAGGCTTTTGAAAGTAATTGTTTGACAGTTTTTTTATTACCTGCTTCAACTAACGCTCATTACTTTCATGATTATTTTTGGAACAAAAAAAATGTTGAAATACGATTTATAAAAAAGGCTCCAGGTCAATTTGGATATAAATTTAATACAGATGATGATGAAGAACCTAGAACTGGTTATTTAAGACCTTTAATGATAGTAATTGTAGATAGGAGAATAAATGTCTGAACCCTTGTTAAGAATATTGTCGTTGGGCGCAGGAGTCCAGTCAAGTACAATGGCTCTTATGGCAGAAGAAGGTGAATTTGGTGTGAAGCCAGATGCTGCAATCTTTGCAGATACAGGTTGGGAACCAACACCGGTAATAGAACATCTTAAGTGGTTAAAGACACAAGTATCTTATCCTGTTTATACTGTAGGTAAAGGCACTTCTATAAGAGATGATATCATGAAAGCTATGTCAGAAACTGGTAATAGATTTGCATCAGCACCTTTCTTCACAAAAAATCCTGACTCAAATAAAAAAGGTATGTTAAGAAGACAATGCACAAGAGAATATAAGATAACCCCAATAGCTAGAAAAAGCAGACAATTAGTTGGCTTAAAAAAACATGCTAAGTTTCCAAAGGGCGAGCATATAGAAACTTGGATTGGGATCTCAACAGATGAAATTATGAGAATGAAACCGTCAAGAGATTGGTGGCAAAAGAATAGATGGCCTTTGATAGAAAAGAAAATGTCAAGGCAAGATTGTTTAGATTGGTACAAGGGCAAAGATTACAGGACACCAGCCAAGTCAGCTTGTATTGGATGTCCATTTCATGATGATAAGTTTTGGCATGAAATGAAAACACAAAGACCAGAAGAATTCAAAGATGCATGTGAAGTAGATGAGCAAATAAGAAAAGGTAATGACAAAGTAAAAGATAACTTATTTATTCATAGATCCTGTGTGCCTTTGAAAGACGTAAAGTTCAAAGTTGAGGATGATCAACTTGATTTGTTTAACATAGAATGTGAAGGGATGTGTGGCGTATGACCAATAAAGAACTAATGGAAAGTGTTTTTCCACAGCATACTCAGGTAGGCGGAAATCATTATACAAAATTTCATATACAACCATATGAATTTATGAGGCTGAATAATTTAAATACTTTTCAATCAAATGTGATAAAGTATGCTATGAGATATTTGAAGAAAGGTGGTGAACAAGACATAGATAAAATAATACATTATTGTGAATTAGAAAAAAAAATATTGAGAGACTTAAAAAGAAAAAAATGAGATATGATCCGACTTATATTTATAATTGGTATTGTTATGACCCTGACTGGGTGCGTAAAAGACATAGATCTAAATCCATATTCAACAATTGTAAGGCATTTAATTACAAATGAGTAAATTATCTAAAATAAAAAAAGAATTATCTGCATGGAGTCTTTATTGGCGATTTGAAATTGTGTTGGTTTTAAGTAGTTTTATAGTTGGAATGGTGATTGGGTTATTAATATGAACATTTATTACGGCACAGGTATGTTTTTATTTGGTATTGGATGCCTTTTTATTGGTGCAATTATTGCATATTTTATTATAAATAGTGTTATAAAAGAAAAAAAGGAGCCCACAAGGTTTGACGATTTAGAATGAGCATTAAAAGAATAATATTAGAAGCATTAGAAAAAAAGTATGAAGCTGAAATATCTTCAGGTGAAGCCACAGTAAAAATTTATCTTGAGAACTCAGTAGGCATAGGTGAGCATCCACAACATATTGAAGAAGTTGATAAACAAATTGATAAAATTGCACAAGCAGAAGAAAAATTGAAAATATTAAAATCATTTCAATGAGTCATCAGATAAATTTTACTTTTAAAGAGTCTGATTGGAAGACTCCATCACATTTTCCTAACATAAAAGATGCAAAAGAAATTGCTATTGATTTAGAAACAAAGGATCCAAACATAAAAACTAAAGGCCCTGGATGGCCGACCATGGACGGAAACATTGTAGGAGTGGCAGTAGCAACAGATGGATTTGCAGGTTACTTTCCAATAGCACATGAAAATGGTTCCAACATGGATTACAAAATTGTTATGGATTGGGTGCAAGAAATTGTTTCAGGTCCTGGTGATAAAATATTTCATAATGCATCATATGATGTTGGCTGGTTGAGAGCTCATGGAATAAAAATATCAGGTCGTATTGTTGATACTATGGTAGCATCTGCATTAGTAGATGAAAATAGATTTTCTTATAGTTTAAATGCTTTAGGCTATGACTGGTTAGGAGAAACTAAATCAGAACAAGAATTGAAAGAGGCAGCAAGTGAATGGGGCATTGATGCAAAACAAGAATTGTATAAATTACCCGCTAAATTTGTAGGTTTTTACGCAGAGCAAGATGCAGTATTAACATTAAAACTTTGGCAGTACCTTAAAACAGAAATATTTAGACAAGAAATACAATCAGTATTCAATTTAGAAACAGAATTATTCCCTGTGCTGTTAAACATGAGAGCCACAGGAGTAAAAGTAAATTTAAATGAAGCAGAAAAATTAAAAGATGAATTTGTAAAAAAAGAGGTTAAGATTTTAGATAAAATTACAAAAGAATCTGGTCTACCAGTTGACATCTTTGCTGCTAGGTCGATAGCAAAAGCCTTTGATAAGTTAGGTATTAAATATCCTTTAACAGAAAAAACTAAAGAGCCATCATTTACCGCTAATTGGTTATTAAATTGTGAAGCACCTATTGCAAAATTAATAAGAGAGGCTAGAGAAGTACACAAATTTCATGCAACATTTATTGATTCTATTTTAAAGTTTCAACATAATGGTAGAATACATTCAGAAATTCATCAACTAAGAGGTGATGGAGGGGGAACCGTATCTGGAAGATTAAGTTACGCAAACCCAAATTTACAGCAAGTGCCTGCTAGAAATAAGGAATTAGGCACTCGTATACGGTCTTTATTTAAACCAGAATCTGGTCTACAATGGGGATCGTTTGATTATAGTCAACAAGAACCAAGACTCGTAGTGCACTATGCATCATCGATTGGTTTTCCTGGTTCTGATAAACTGATAGAGGCATATGAAAAAGAAAACGCAGATTTCCACCAAACAGTCGCCGACATGGCGCAGATCCCAAGATCACAAGCGAAAACCATCAACCTGGGCATATTTTACGGCATGGGCGCAAGGAAACTTTCCAATGAATTGGGAATTCAAACCGACGAAGCCAAATTATTATTACAAGAGTATAATAAAAGTGTCCCTTTTGTCAGACAATTAGCAATCAGGTGCATGGAATCTGCAGATAAAAACGGTGCGATCCGTACAATTAAAGGTAGAAAGTGTAGATTTAATAAATGGGAACCTAATTCGTTTGGTTTATACAAAGCTGTTAGTGAGGAAGAAGCTGTACAAAAGTACGGTAGAGGCAATATAAAGCGCGCAGGGACGTATAAAGCTTTAAATAGGCTCATACAAGGGTCAGCTGCAGACCAGGTAAAACAAGCCATGATAGACTGCTTTAAAGAGGGGTTTTTACCCATTATACAAATACACGATGAACTTTGTTTCAATGTAAGACCAGCGAAAGATTCTGAAAGAATTCGTGAAATAATGGAAAACTGTATACCAGAATTAAAAGTACCGTCAAAAGTTGACGTTGCAATCAACAAGGATTGGGGTTCAGCAGTTTAAAGCGCATAAGAGCCCTACCAATTTAATGATTTTTTAGAATTATTCTAAGATATAACTATGTTGTTATATCGTTTGCTTGAGTTTGCAGCTCAGCTTGAACATCTTTTACACTTTGTTCATTGAGTTTTATTTTAATATCTTTTATCTCAATGTCCAACCACTTCATTTCAGGTGTTACTCGCTTCTGCTGTAACGCCTGTGACGCCCACTTCGACTCCAACTCTAGCTTCTTTGTTATCAATTGCTCCAAAGCCATTTGTAGCCTCCTCAATTGTGCAGAAAAGACGATCCGGTGTATAAATTGGATCTTGTTCTCTGGGTTGTATGTTACCCTTTAAACCTTTAAGGAAGAAATTTTTTAATGCATCCTCCTCATCTTTTCCACTAATTAACTCATCATAATACATACCTTTATGTCTGATTTGTATTCGATAAGACTTCATGTAATAATATAAGGTATCATGGGACTTACGTCAACTAGCAATTGAGTTAGATTTTACGCAGTTTATTTGCATTTTTAGTATTTTTAGCCCTTGTTTTTCAAAGTTTTTTTCTATTTCTTCTGCCTTACTTGGTAACATCTCTACACAATTTTTTAAAGATAATTCTTGGGGCCAGTAAAAAGACGTGCAATCATATATAGGCATTTCCATAGGAGAAAAACACATGTGTACGAGAATATAATAAACTTTCATGATTCGACATTATATGTAAAAAAATATATTGACAATGGCTGTGACATTAATATATACATGGGACATGAAAAAGATGGTAGCTCAACAAACAGTAAATATTAAAAACTCACCGACGACGGATCATGGATCCCAGGTAAAGAGCGATATGTTTGACTTAGACATCTTTACAGTACAGCTGGACAGAAGAACAAAAGTAATGAAGCTGTTTCATAATCAAAATGAGTTATTGTCTGTAACACATGATGACAAAACTTATGTCGAAAGATTATTCAACACATTGTTAAATACAGTTAAACAAAAAATGAGATTTTGGAGTACAAATTAATGTTAGTGCATTCAATAAAAGAATTAGCAGATAAATGTGAAACAATAATGGATGTTGTTCCTAAGGATGCAACTGAAGATAATACAGAATTTAAGAACGCAACGCAGCTTATGGCTGATTTAACACTACAATTGGGCGATACAGGATATAATTTAATAGATATCACTATAGCTAAAAAGATGATAAAGAAGAGGAATGGCAAATGAAACTTTTCTTGATATTAATCGTCTTATTTTTCTTGCTGTGGTCTTCTTTTCCGAGGATGATATCGGCATTACTGATTATGATGATCATAGGACTGTCATGAACAAACTAGAAGCAAAAAATCACCCAGTATTGAAGTGGATAAAAGATGTTATTTGTCAGTTTCCAGACATTGAGGAGATGGTTGAGGAACATTTAATTAAAGATACTCCACCAAGATCGCAGGTTGAGTGCAGCAAAAGGTTAGAGAACTTACTTAAAGAAATACAGAAGAGACACGGGTATACACCTGCAGATGCTATTAATGATATTAAAAGGAATTTAAATTAATGGTTAAAAGTTATTTACCTTTACGATCAATTAATAAGAAAACTGGTAAACCAACAGGACCTATTTTAATGGCAGAGATAGTAAAAAATAAACCAAAGAAAAAAATAAATGGTTATTATTTTGATGGTAAGAATTCTTACACGATCTATAAGGATGCACGGGGAAAAGAAACAATGAAAAAGGATAAGCATGAACATACAAAAACATAAATCCGTTGCAGTTAGGAAAGAGGATCATGAAACTTTGACAGCTCTATGTGGTAAGGAGCACAGAGGTCCTGCACAATACATGTCTCTTTTGATTAAGAAAGAGATAGAAAGACGTGCTAGATTGAAGAAAATGACACCAGAGGCTTACAGAACTAAAATCATAAAAGAGGTAAATGGGAAAGGTAATTAAGGCCTTTTATGGCACCAAAGATCAGCCAACCTGTTCTAAATGTAGAGGGAATCACTACGTTCTCAAACAGGGTCTAGATAAGTCAAGAAAAGACTTGCATTTAGACCCAAAAAACTTTATTAATTGTAGTAGTTGTATCGACAACTCAAAAAACGCATCTTAGATTTTAGATTTTCCGATTAAGTTAATTAACAATGAGGTATTTGTGGCAGCACAAGACTTAGACAGTGCAATTAAAACGATTGCATCACGAACTACACGAACTGAGTTTAAGAAAATTAAGTCAGTTATGTATGGTCTATTTGCTGGTGTTGATTTTGGATTTGATGATAGTGGCCTGGCCTTCAGGAACCACATGGATCAGATCTATAAAAAAACCGAAAAAAACCGTTTGGCGATGCGAGATTTACG